GATGGTTGTAGTATCTGCAGTTGTATTAGCAGCCCAAAGGCGTCCAAAGGATGAGATACAAACATTAGCCTGAGGAACAGTACCTGAGTAGTCTGCATGGTCTTCAATAGCCACTGCAGTAGTACCATCGTATACGACAGGCTTAGAGTCCTTACGGAACATATAGTGTTTGTTATTTAGTGTCGCATACTGATAACGACCATCACCCACAGTATAAGATGCAGGAGTGATGTCAGTCAGTGTTTCTTCACCTACATAGATTGCAGTAGCTGATGCGCTGACAATATCGTAAGTACCATCTTCCTGAATGAACTGACTGATAGACACAAGACTATCTGGATTGGTAGTAGTATAATACTCCCAACCCTTACGAGCACCGATACGACCATACTGGTCAATAACACAGTTAGTAGCATCCAGTGCAAACTGCTCAGACAGAGCTGTAGGGCTATCCTCGGTGTTTAGACCGTAGAAACCCGGAGCTTGAATGGCAATGCTCTGTAACGTTTTAGCCATTATACGGTTTCCCAGAGTAACTCTTCAGGATGATATTGTGAGTCTAAAGAGATTGCAGTTGCTAAGTCATTCTGTGCAAAGATTGCTTGCTCTGAACCTGACTCACCACCAGTTTCACCACGCTCACGTAATGCGTAGGCGTATGCCCAGTTGACTACTGGAGATGATGGAATTAGGAGTTCATCAGAGTCGCTTGAGAGGTCTGAAGGACGCTTAGTGCCATATACAGTGATTGTCTTGACTGAGTTAGGAGTCTGATAGAAACGTACTTTAATGTCACCGTTAGCATCTACACCATCAATCGTATAGTAGACAATAGTGCCACTAGCATTGTTAGTACCTAGGTTTAACTCACGGATACGTGGTAGTGATTCATAACGAACAACCAAGTTATCAGTTTCGTTGTGAACATCATTAACTTTACCACGAGTGCCAAAGTCAGTCAGAGAATAGGTGGGGACGCCCGAAACTGTCGTGATGGTATGGGTAGCACGTAGGGCAGTCCAGTTCCAAGCGTCCTCTGCTAGTCGTTTAGCATCGTTGACAAAGTCACCAATGAGCTTTGAGTAGTCAGATTCATCAACAGTAGTGACTTCATCTTCACGTAGACGACGCATTACTGCATTTACAAGTTCTAAATAAGTCACATTAAACCTCTGCTAATAGCTGCTTAGCTCGTGAAGGAGTATCAGCTAATAATTCATTTGATAGATCATTGTCTTGGAAACTACCAAAGACATCCTCAGACTGCAATGGCATTGCTCTACCACCACCTTGACCTTCTAGGATGCCTTGGAATGCCAAAGCAGACTTGAGTTGTGGAACGTTAATGTCAAGGTCACCAATATCAAGACCTAACTCACCTAGTTTTGGTAAGTCAATTCCTTCAATATTACCAAAGTCAAAACCTTCAAAGTCTACGCCCTTAAGATCCCAACCTAAGTCCTTAAGGTTCTTAAGACCCTCAAAGCTCATCTCTGGCAGGAAGTCTTTAATGTCTTGTCCAACCTCACTCAGGAAATCACCTAAGCCTAAGTCTGGAACTTCAATACCAGTTAGTGAACCTAGTTCACCTAGGTCTGGTAATTCACCGCCACGATCATAATATTCTCTTGCACCACGTAGGATTGCTTGCTCTGGTGACACCCCTTCATTAATTAAATTAGCTACATCAATACCCGCATAACCTAATGCTTCTAAATTAGAGTCTCCTGAAGAAATATAACTAACTGCTTCATCGCCAAACTGGTTAGTTAATATACGTAGCGGATCTTCACCTGCAAATAAATCAGCAGCAGCTTGATCAAGGTCCATCTTCTCAGCAACAAACTGCCAAGCATCTTCACCGAGAACATCACCTACCGTATTTTCTAATGCCTCGCTTAAACCTGTTTCGGCAACAAAGTCGGCACCGTAAGCACCAACAAGAGCAGTAACAGGATCTGCACCATCTGCAATACGTGCTGCAACTTTAGCAGCCTTCTGTACGTTTGCGGGAACTTCTATACCGGCGTTTAGATCAGAATAACCTTGGATTCCTAACGAAACAAAATCCATTGCTGTTAGATCTTCGCCATTAGCTACTTTTGCAGCAGCGTTGATGTAGGCGGCATATTGAGGAAACGCTAACGAGACCGCAATCTGACCGATAGGACTACGGATTGCATCTACAGCAACTTCACCGATGTCACCTACGAAATCACCAATACCGTCTACAACGTCGGTAACCGAATCTGCAATAGCATCTGCCTCATCCATTTGGATAGGTGTAACATCTATACCGGTTTTATCTTCAACCCAACCCATTCTATTTCCTTAAATCACATACAGCATTGCCGTTAATTACCTTACTGCACTTTCTGAAGTATCTTTTAACAAGACCTTCAAGTTTTGGGTTGGTAAGCGGAGTGTAAGCTGTTTTATAGTCTGTAAGTGTTTTCTTAAATTCTTCAATAGCTTCTGCAAGTTGTTTCATTGTACCTGCATTAACTGTGTGGTAGCGAACTGAGTCACCCTCTGGAATATACAGGAATACTACAGTTTCTGTTTTAAATTCTTTAAATCCTGAATCAAGTAGACGTTGATATTGAGCGTAAGCATCGTCAAAGGAAACCTCAGGATGATTACGTTCAACATCAGTCTTGATAATTTCTTCAGTATCCATACTTACTATCATCAATTAAATCAGGATTGAAATTGTTTCTGAATATGAAAGTGTAAGGGATTAACATCTTAGCGATAATGCGATAAGACAGCTTAGTTAAATCATACCAAGTCTTAGGATTCCAAAGTAATTTCTCTTCCTTCAACTTCTTCCAAGTGTACCCTAAGCCAAAACCAACGGTAGTCTTAAAGTTTACCCAAGCAATACGTTTTAAGTACGACCTATCCTTCTTGAAGTAAGTCCAAAGCTTGTACGCCACTGACTTATGCTCAATCTCTTCATGAGCGTGCCATACGTACATCTTGTACTCCTTGCCTTCCTTGTCAGAATATCGATCAATTAGATCTCTAGCTGCTGAAGATGCCATGTGCTCAATAGACACCATAGCTCCTAAGACAGTACCGCTAGCAGGTTTCTGAGCTAAGATGTTTGCCTTAGCATATTGAGTAGCCTCAAGATCTAATTCATCAATCTTCTTATTGTGAGCATGGTGTGCCTTAGAGTGTGATTGTTCTTGCTTAATGAACTTCTCCATGTCTGCAAGTAACTCAGGGTCTTTAACTTTAGGTTTGTAGGCTTCCATAACTTGACAGAATAAATTCTCCCATGCAGGAAACAATACACTTAGTCCATTGTAGTAATGCGTAAAGACTGCTGAGTTTTCACACCAATATTTAGACACCTATCCTCCTTGAATAATATCGTTCTCTTCAATGATCGACACTAACATGGTAACTGCGTTGTCATGGCTACAAGAAGCAATAATCTTGTCTCCTGCCTTCATTGAAACAAATTCGTTAAACTCTCCACCAATCTTAAAGAATTCTTTAGCTGATAAACCATAACCATCAAAGATTGCTAAAGTAGCTGACTCTGAAGAATCATAGAAGTCTACTGAGAAGTGAGAATTAGAACCTGATGGGTTAGTAGCATACAAAAGTACCCACTGGGCTTTTTTCTCAGCAGGTACTTCGTAGAGAGTTGTGTTTGTGGTTAACAAAGAACCACCAAAAGTTTTCTTAATCATCTTATGTGTTTATTTTAGCATATTTTTGTCGAAAAGTCAAGTCTATCGTTTAATAGGTTCTTTGCCAAAGATGATCCTAAAGAAGTTGACAATACCTAAAGCCATCTCCATAGGACTTGGGATTGCCCAACCTGCCAATAGAGCAATCATTATGAGAATCCAAGGTGGTAAGTCAGAGTTAATGATCTGAGTACCTTCAACCTTGTTAGCCTGATCAGCTACCTGAGCTTCTCCAGATGCCTCAGTGTTCGCCTGAACCACTGCATTGTTCTGAGTGTTCTCTTTACCAACCTGAGCATTGGTGTTCACTTCAGTGCCACTATCGTCACCAAAGAGTCCACCCACGAGTCCCATTGTGGAACATCCTGAGAGCATTAGGGTTAGCACTAGAACAAGAACTTTCATTTCTTTGTTGTCAACTCAGTAATAGATACTATGCAACCTTTAGGATACTTAGTTACCTGACCGATGTCTGGAGCAGTATCACAGAGCTTGTAGTATTGATCATTCTCTTCAATGAGGAACCCAATGGTCTTAAACGTACACATCTCTTGTTCCTCAGAGTCATTCCAAACCATGTACGTCGTAATGTCTTCCCACTCAACAATCACTGGCTTTGGAATCATTGTCTTATCCTCTAACTGACTTCTTGCCTTTACATCCCCAAGCTTTACGTCTTGCTTTGAGCTTTGGCGACATAGTACCGTCTTTGCTTTTCTGACCACTGCTTCGAGCACAGTAAGCATCCCCTCGTTTAGTCCCTTTAGCCGAAGTGCGCTTATGTGTTACGCCTTTGGAATCCTTGTAAGTCGTACCATTGGCATACTTACGGTCTGCCTTTGTAGTCTTCTTAGCCATTATTTCTTCTTCATGCACTTACCGGCAGCTTTGCACTTAGCTTTGGTCTTACAACCTGCACAAGGCTTGAATGCTGATTTCTTCATTGATGTAGCCATACGTTGACCACGAACTGGTTTCTTAGCCATTACTTCTTCCTCTTTTGTTTACCACGAGCAACCTTAAGATTTGACCAAGCATTGGGATATTTGACTCCCTTACGCTTTGACATAGCCTTTGCTCTTGCTTTCTGTGATGGGGTTAATTTAGCCACTTTAGACCTCCTTGTAGTTCGTTCTAAGCCATTCTAAGAGCACTTCTTCCGGCACTACGGTACACCCTTGGAAGTTCTCTGTTTTGCCCTCAGGAGTCTCTACAGGGACACTCAGGCATATCTGTGGTACACCTTCGTCAGTCATCTTCCACACACCATGATTGAGTGCGTAGATTAATACTAGTTCACTTAGTCCCATTGATCAGTACCATTAGCCAGATTGCAAGACCCATTGTGCCTATTGCAAGTAAACCTACGCCTACACCAATGAACAGATCCTTAACTTTCTCTCTACGCTCAATCTCAGCATACAACGCTGATTGTCGTTCCTTTCTGATAGAAGCTTCCATCCGAAGAAAATCGTCCCATCCATGCTGTCCAGTTGTATACTGGATAAGTTGTCTTAATTCTTCCCGCTGCTTCATTGCAGTGCGTTTCGCTGTAAACGCTTCGATAGCCTGTGCTTCTACACTCTTGCCATTCATAGGCACTAATGATCTGAATAGGCTTCGTTTCTTTTTCTTCAGCAACTCTTCGGACTTGTCCAGATCCGCTATCGCTCCTGCCCATGTGCTCAGTTGGCTGAAGCAATCCTCCAGTTCTCTGCCCACTTCTATGGCTTTCTTCACTCCGTTGAACGCAGTGGTTGCTATACCAATAATTGAAACTGGGTCTAACATTCATTTTCCTTGATGTTCTTCGAGTAGCTTTACCCGAACCTGCAAGTCATGGATATATTCGATCAGGTTTTCCCGTAGCTGCTGACGAGCTAAGGCGTTATCTGGTGATGGGATGATCTGACCATTAGGATCTATCAGCATCATCATGTTTCCTTTAACGCCCTGAATCTGCTTATCTAACTCACCTACAGAAGAAATAACCCACCACATAGCCGCAAGGACTAAAGGTATCATAGAGGTAGCAATCTTCTGCAAGTTATCATTCATCGTTTCATTAACTCAACAACAAACAAGACACCTGCCCATAAGCAAGATACTGCAATGGCAATACCACCTGCAATGCCTTTCCACTTCGTAAGAGATTCCTTGACCTCTTTTAGATCCTCATGGTTTTCACGTACGATCCGCATTAGTTCTTCTTGTTGTTGCTCAAGTTTTGCTAGTCGCTCTAAGTCAGTCATGAGTCTGCCTCAGGAAAATCGTTGATTGGTGCGTTACCAGTAGGATTGCCATCAGCATCCACCGGTACGTCATACAACGCCATAAATGATGCCAAGTCAGTACAGGCTGTGATAGCTGCTTCAATCTGGTTAGAGGCTATACGTACAGCTGCTCTGAACTCAAGTACAGATGTAGGTACAGAGTAGTCTGCAACCTCAGATGCCTTGATAACCATCCAGTCAGTCGGTGCTAACAAGCCACCTGCCTGAGTCTTGACTAGCGCAATAGCGTTGCTCTTAAGACCTTTAGTGACTACCTGAACACCATCTTCGTCTAGCAATGGATTGCCATCTTCATCGACTTCGTTCACGTCTTCAAGCGACTTAGGAACATCCGCAGACCAGTAAAAGCGTGAATCGAATGTAGGTGCATCATCTTCCCAGACTAAACCTGCTGCTGCTTTGTCAGCGTCAGACCAGTTAGCCCAGTTTCTTGGGTGTGTGATGCCATCGTTGTTAGTCCAACTACGACCAACTCGGATAACTGTTTCTCCGTATTTCCACATAATTAATTACCTTGCGTTAGCGTATTTGAATGGGTTTTCGGCAAATGCCATGTAGATGTACGTGCCGCCTGATTGATTTGAGCCACCATCTTCTCTAATTTTAAAACCGTTAGAGTTAAAATCAAATGCAACAGATGTGCTTCCAGTAACTTCTGCATTACTAGAATCTGGTCTTAAATAATCATCCATTAGGTTTATGTTTGCAGAACGCTCTTGGTCTACTATATACCAAGATGATGTTGAGTCAGTTCGCTTAGTCATCACAAACGCCGGTCTAAACCCTGTGTACACAAAAGGACCATCAGTAGAACCATTGCCTGTGTAGCTACCGAACTTACTGAAGCCTTCAACAGAATGAAAGCAGTAGGCAATCATAGTGTTACCAGACGAATACCAACTACCACCACCTGTTGTATAAAATACTGATGAAGTTGGTGCTGTATAACCCCAAGCGGGTGAAGATGCGACTCCGGCAGTTGAATTTAAAATTAATCTATAAGATTCAGGAGATGTAACCATGTCTTTATGGTATACGTCCCAATTATACGCTTGGTTTCTGCCTTTGACTAAAATAAGTTCAGGCGCACTATTGAGTCCATGCCCAATTGACGGTGTTGTTTGTGAATCTATCGTATAACTCACGATACTAAAACCTGCATCGGTATTAGCACTGACGGTTGATGTGATAGAGCCATCGGTGTTGCTTACGCCAGAGCCGTTAGCTTTCCAGTTCCATGAAACGTAGGTTTGACCAGATTGATAGAAGTCATCTTCAGCGTTAAAGCCGTCAGCCTGAAAATCCTCAATACGTTTTAGCGATGTAAACTCGGCATCGGTTGCGTTTGTAAATAAGAATTGCTGATTGCCACGCAATACATCGGTAGTTATATGATAACCAGTTCCGTTTCTTTGCTTTGCCCACACTAAATCTGGTTGGAATCCAACGCCTGTAATGTAGACACCCGTAGTAGTGCCGTCACCACTCCACAACACCGTATTAAAGTGGTCTTGTGGGCTACCGTCTTGTGCAGGGTCAATGGATGCAACAGGGTCAGGTAGGTTAGCCGTACATAACGCTAGATAACCTGATGGTGG